TCATGGTCGGCCTCGCCGCCTTCCGGCAGCGGTGACAGCTCGCTGCCCTTTTCGACACGCGAACGCTCTTGGAGCAGGTAGTTCGCAACGTCGTTTTCTCGCACCCAACCTACCGTCGTATCTGGCGAGTCGAGGTATGTTGCAATGAGAATTGCATTCATCGAAGTCGTCATGACGTTGCTCAGTGATGCAGTCGAGAACGCCGCGCGGATCATGTCGTCACGATCATGCGGAACGTTTTTGCCAGACGCTCGCAAGGCTTCCCGACACAGGTCTACCGCGCTGAGTTTGCTGAGTCGGTGCGCTTCTTCCATGACTTGATTGCGAGACGCATCGTTGATAGATGCGCGCAACCACGGAGGAAGCAGGCCCGCCGCCGCGATGTTTCCGTAACCCTTGTGGTCAAGCCGACCGCCAGCGCGAACGAGCATTGCACCCTGCAACGCCTGTAGGCTTGCCCCACCACCACCGCGGATAATCGGAGGTGGTGGCGTGGTGAGTTGTGAACGCATGGCTTTGAGTTCCGCCTCGTCTTCGGTCCACCCTTGCGCGATAGCGTGAGCCGCTACCGTGACAGGCTGACCGCTGACAGTGATTGTTGGATTGCCCCAACGCTTCGTTGCTGCAATGATGGCCTTCGATCGTCGAAGTTCGTTCTTCGCGTTGAGACGCGAAGCCTTCCCACGCGCGTTCGTCATGTCCTCGTCTTCGTCGTCTGGCTTGCTCACGGTGCCCGCTTCCGCGTTGGTCTGTTCGTCAGCAGGTGCGGTGTCGGCTGGCATGGCATCTGTGCTAGGCTCAGTCTCTTCGCCGTACGCTTCGGTGTAGATTTTTTTCATATTCGACATCTGAATTTCCGTCATGGTTCCTTGAGCTTCGGTGTCGAAACCTAAGCTCGTCAGCCACTCTTCAAGACTCATATCGGCCCCTTGTATGGAGTTGGGTTTCGACCTGGAAACTACAGCACTCGTGAGCCTGTCGCCCCCGAGAACGACAAAGGAAAGCTCACGCAATTGCAAACCGCGAGCAACAGTAACAGGTCCGGGATAGGTTCGACCGTTCGCTTCAATCGACTGACCGGCCGGAACCTCCTCGAGCTTTTTCGGGTTGCCACCAACTGACACTTGCCAGACGTACCCGGCATCAGCACGAGACAAAACTTTGCGGCAGAAGTTGCGGTCTGGCGGTGCATCGGTCGGGGTGAATATCCCCGATGCCTTGAGCTTGCCGTTCTCGACACTCATTGTCGCTACCTGACCAACGATGTAGTCAGCATCGGGGCAGTGGTCATACAGAGCAGGTATCCGCTGGTTCGTCAGGTCAACACTCGCTAGGTCAATCACTACCGGCTCGTCATACGGGTAGATTCGCATCGGCTCGCCGGTGTACGCCACGAGGTCGAATCGTCGAACCCCTTTGCTGTCCGCTGCTCGGATCGTGCAAGGGACCGATGCTGTGAGTATTTTACTTTTCGGCATTATCTCCCCTCGCTCGTGTCTGACTTCGGTACTAATTTGTCAACCATTTCGCTGATCGAACTGTCAGGGAGGAACGGGAACGCGACTCCGATAATCGATGAGACCGCCCCGTGATCCAGGTCGCCCGTCGTGACTCTCACCAGAATGTCGAGAAGGCCCGCGATCTGTGTACCGATCTGCGCTCCGGTCATCTGGCTGGCAGCGATAGCCGCCACAGCTTTGCCTGCCTCGCCGTCTGTCGGTTGCTGACCAGACGCGAGTAAGCCAAGGCTTTTCATCAGACTGTTTTCCGCTGCGCGCTGGCGCAGCACGTCCTCCCAATCTTGCCCGCGCTCCGCGCAAATCTCGGCCAGCGTCGTCGTGCTATTCGCCAGATTCGCGGTGTCAGTCGCTGCGTCTTTCTGTGGGTCGATCGACTCGAACCCGTCCCAAAACCACGCCCACGACCACTCCGAAGGGTGTGCAATTTTCGCAGTCAGACCATACGCAACTACCGCTTCTCGTGCCCATCGCAGGAACACACGGTCGAGGAACCTGTCCTTCATCCGTGAACGCTCGCGCCGTATCGCGCTGAAATATAGCTGCCTGTCCAGCCGCGCCGACGAGTAGTTGTAGCCACTCGAATTGCCGCTCACGATATTCAGCGGGACGTTTGCGCCTCGCCCGACCTCGTTCAGAATCTCGGTCTTGAATTGTCCGTAGCTCGTGACTGGCTGCTCTGGCTTGAACTGGCTCGCGTCCCAGCCAGCAGGCAGTGTCAACAGCGCCCCACGGACCATCGAGATAGAGTCCATCGCTTCAACGCTCACAGCCTGATCGCCTGCGGCAGAATCAGTTTTCATTATCCCCGCGAGCATCGCCGCAAGCTCTGCCGCGCTCAGTGTCGCAAGCGTGTATCGTCGAAGCTGAGCGAACAGCGGAAGCGCTGCGACCATCCACGGGAACCCGCGATGCTGTCCGGCCCGTCGCACCTTGTACCAGTGGCAAACCTGCGCTGACGGTATCTCAATTGTCTCCCACGAGCGGTACGCCGTCACGCCGCCCGGATGGTTTTTCAACAGCGTGAACGAGTGAGGATTGCCCCATTCGTCGAACCGAACTCCGTCTGTGTACAGCGGGTCAAGCCCGAAGTCCCACGGGTCGGAAACTTGGTCGGCCTCGTACACTTGCAAATCAATCTGGACTCGTGTCCGCCCGTCCGCAATCAGTCCGGGGTTATCGCGCATGACAGCGAAGGATTCACCGTCACGAACGCACGCCTCCTGCATCAATGTGAGGTCTTCGGCGAACGCCGTCGCGCTGGCCCAATTCGCCCAGAGTCGTTCGATGTGCCGCGATAATTCGCGGCTGCTGTCGCCTGGAATCCGAATCTGTGGCCGAGGCCCAGAGCCGACAACATCCTGCGCGATCGTCTCAATCACACCGCTGTAATAGCCGTTGTTCAAAGCCTCGTATCGGCTGCGGTCGCGGAGCATCTGTCGAGTCGAACTGTCCAGCCCCGCGTTCGCGTTCCAGCCGTCCGCTGCGTTCCAGTGCTCCTGGTTTGTTGCGTCGTAGTTAGCCACGTCGTAGCCAGCACGCACAGCGGGCTTGCTCGGTCGATGCTGTCTGCCGAGGCCCAGCGCCTTGCCCGCGCGCGAGGCTAATCGTGATACTGCGCTCACCCTGTGGTCCCCGGTGGGATCGTTCGGGCCGTGCGAGTCAAGCCCCATGCGGAGTGATTGCCACTCAGACCAGTGGAAGCTTTGCGGTATTTGTCTGCTGCGATTTGATCGGAGATTGATACAGCAGTCGCGGAAACTCCGTCAACGCTCGCTGTCTGCGGCGACTGCGCCGCGACTGCGATTGAATCTGGTGTCAGGTCTTCCGGTGCGGATTCGTTCACGATGTGACCCCGCGAGGTTTCTTTCCCTCATCATCGCGCGGGTACTGGCTTGTGCAATAGATGCGAATTGCTTTACGAGAATAGTTAGCTACCGGTAGCTAACTATTCGTTTGGATGGTCTCGGCGGTGCTATAACTACACCCGCACGCGATGCACTTTTTGTATCTCACCGTGCGGCCTCGCACTGGTTTGTAAATAGATATTACGTTGTTTTTTGCGCTGCCGCACGTCGGGCATCGCACGCCGCGAGTTGGCTTTATTGTCGGCTTGGTTTTGCTCACGCTGCACCTGCCTTTCGTTTTTGGATTTCGGAAAGCTTGATCGGTTTGGCTGTCGCGCTGGCTGGTATCGCCGAGAGAGTATTCGGGATAAGCAACCCCTGGACACTCGCGGCAACAGCCGCTCCCACGAGGCAATCCAGCAGGTGATTGTCCGCATGGTCCACACCAACTTGCCACTTGTCGAATGTCTCGCCACGGAGCGTCACAGGCTGCGAAGACTCAGCGGCGCAGTGCTGCGCGATCATTTCGTGCGGCCCAGCGTTCTTGCCGAACAGTGTCAGTGCAGTGCCGCCGCCGATCGGCACCGCGAACGCCCCATGCAAAAAAGTCTTCCATGCGTCGGGGTCGAACTGCACAGACCTGCCGCGCTGCTGCTCCGAGACCGTCAGCCGCCAGTGGTGCCCGGATCGCTCGCTCTGCCGACGCTTCCACCGTGCCACACCCGCCTGCGTTGTGCTGCGCGCGAACCCCTTCGATGGATACAGGATTCCGGCGTGGGCCGCGCAGTATTGGTACACCGGCCCCGGCTTCCAGCCCGCGTCGATCATGCACAGCTCCACGCGCATCGGCTGCCCGCCGATGCGCGTATACTCGCGGCCAAGGATCGCGGGCACGAGGCCCGACAGCCCCGCGTACACCCGCTGCTCTTCCGTGTGGGTCGGGAACAGATCGGACAATCCTGGCTTCGGGTCGCTCGCAATGAACAGGCTTCGCGTCTGCTGCGGCCACGCACCGTAGTCGATTACCGAGCCGCCAAACAACTCAGACCACGCGACGACCGCATACCACAGCAGTTCGCCGCCAACGTCGATCATCGCTGTGATCCGCGAACAATCGGCAGGCACCGCGAACCGATCCAACCCTGACAGCCGCGCGGCCACGGTTTCGACGCGGAACTCTTTCGCACCGATCGCACTTGCTGGTTTCTCTGGCTCGCACTGGTATTCCTACGCGAAGCCAGTCGGGTTGTCGATCCG